TTATTACGGCCGCTGGGTTGAAAAAGGCTCGAAGCATAACAAGGCGATTCACTTTCTCGACAGAGCCTTCGAGAAACAAAAACGAAACGCGGTCACCACGATCGTCAGGACTGCCGAAGCTGGCAGCGATTCTGTGACGCGAAGGTTGGGGTTGAGATAATGGCGAAAGGCGTAACGGTAGATTTCAATGCCAATGTGACTCGATTCACGAAGTCGACCGATAAGGCGATTTCAGACCTCGGGCGATTCGAACGAAAGGCCAAGTCAACCAGCTCGAAAGTTGCTGCCGACATTGAACGAATGGCGATCAATAGTGCCAAGCTCGGCGCGGTTGCCGCTGCGGCCGGAGTCGCTTTCTCAGTAATCAAGACCACTCAGTTCCGGAAGTCAATCTCTGACCTCTCAGCAATTACCGGCGCGGTCGGTGAGGATCTCGATTTCTTAACGCAGAAGTCACTCGAATTCGGAGCGACCACGACCTTGACCGCTTCTCAGGCGGCCGATGCTTTCAAGCTGATTGCCTCCGCTAAACCTGACCTGCTCTCGAATGCTGATGCTCTCGCTCAGGTTACAAAAGAGGCGATCACTCTTTCCGAAGCGGCTGGTATTGATCTTGCCGCTGCCGCCTCAGGTCTGGGCAACTCGCTCAATCAGTTCAATGCTAGCGCAGATGAGTCGAGTCGATTTATCAACGTCTTGGCAGCCGGCTCAAAATTTGGTGCCTCAAGCATCGAGGAGATCAACGCCGCGCTGGTCAATGTTGGTGGCACCGCATCTTCGGTCGGTCTCTCTTTTGAGGAAACCAATGCCGCTTTGCAGATCATGGCAGCGAGCGGAATCAAGTCTGCCGAAGCTGGTACCGGTCTCCGATCTGTATTGCTCAATCTGGAAAAGCAAGCGAATACGAAGTTCCGGCCATCGGTTGTCGGCGTAACCAAAGCATTCGAGAATCTGAAAACTGCTAATCTGACCACGGTCGAGAAGATGAAACTCTTCGGCAAGCTCATGTTCAACCAAGGTAATACGCTGATCGAGAACTCTTCCAAGATGAGTGGCTTGACCGAAACTCTGACCGGCACATCGACCGCCTATGAGCAAGCGAGCATCCGCGTTGATAATCTCGACGGCGATATGAAAAAGCTCAACTCAGCAGTCGAAGCTCAGGCGATCCTCTTTGGATCCCAACTTGATTTCTCACTTCGAGTGGTGACCAGAGGATTCACTGACTTCATAGCGGTCGAGGAGCAAACAGCCAAGGGCATGCGTTCAGCAGAGAAGGATGCCGAACAGCTCGGCCTCATGATCGCGAGCGTCGCCGATGTCGCTGGTAATGCCGCTCAAGGCATCGCTCTACCATTCAATATCCTCGGCAATGCGATAGGCGCAGCAGCGGCATCCATAGAGGCCGTACTCGATGGTAATTTCGCCGGAATCGCTGCAATCAATGAAGCGGCCAAAGCAGATAACGAAGCGCTTTACGATGAGATTACCGATCCTCGGCATGCTGACCGATTCCGGATTGAAGCAGAGAAAATGATCAAGGCGGCAGAAGATCGCCGGAAAGCATTGGCCGCAGAGAAAGAGGAGACTGGTAAGTTGACCGGCGTGATTCCTTCGGCCGGTGGTGGCCTCGATGCTGCGGATCTCATGACCGAAGCAGAAAAGAAAAAGGCCGAGACCGCTGCGAAAGCTCTGGCAGATACATTGCTACGCGAGACCGCTGCGGCTCAGAAGTCATTCGATGCCTTGACCGAATCTCTGCTCAATGAAGAGCAAGCTCTCGAACTCAGCTGGGCAAGACGCCAAGCGATCGTGGTCGATGCTCTCGACCGGGAACTGATCTCAGAGAAAGAAGCGAACTTCACGCTTGAGGAACTCGAGACCGAGCATTACCAGAATCTTGCCGATCTCCAGGACGAAAAGCTGACCGAGATGGATCAGTTCGCCAAGGCTATGACCGAGAACATACAGGCTAGCTTCGCCGATTTCTTGTTTGATCCTTTCTCTAGTGGCCTCGATGGAATGCTCGATAGCTTCACCGTAATGCTTCGTAAAATGGCAGCAGAGGCGGCAGCGGCTCAGATCGCCCGGCAGCTCTTTGGCGAAGGTGGTGAGGGAGCGTCAGGGCTATTCAGCAGCATCATTGGTGCGGCATTCGGTGGAGGCAAAGCGAAAGGCGGACCGATTTCAGCCGGCGTTCCATACTTGGTCGGCGAGGAAGGACCAGAGATCATTGTTCCTCAAGGATCTGGTTCGGTGGTTCCAAATAAAGATATAGGCGGTGGCACCACCATAATAAATAAAGTCACTGTCAGCGCCCAAGGTGGTAAGATTGACCAGCAAAGCTTGAGCCAGCTACAGGCTAAACTCACTCAGGCGACTCAAGCGGGGATGCGTAATCTATGACTATGATCGAAACACCACGATTTCCTGACGATATAAGTTTCGGCAGCCAAGGCGGTCCTGCGTATGAGACCTCAATCACGGTCACCGGTGGTGGTCATGAGAAGCGCAATATAAATTGGCCTGTTCCTCGCCATGAATTCAATGCCGCTTTTGGCGTTCGCAATAAGGCACAACTCGCTACGCTGATTGCTTTCTTTCACTCGATGGCCGGCATGGGACATTCGTTCAGATACAAGGATCATTCTGATTATTCGTCGGCATCTGCGATGCGCGTGGCAGTCTCTGCTACCGATCAGGATCTTGGCGATGGTGATGGAGCGACTCGAACCTTCCAGCTGGTGAAAAATTATACCACCGGTGCTTTGACCAGAGCGCGGCCAATCTCGAAACCAGTGATCGGAACGACTTTAGTCTCGATTGGTGATGTTCTATCGACGCTGTTTTATACGCTTGATACCACGACCGGAATCATCACTTTCGATACTGATCTAACCGGTTCTGGAATCACGAATATCACTCAAGCAAATCCTGCGGTGGTCACCGATCCCGGCCATAATGTGGTGAACGGCTCAACTCAGCATATCTCGAATGTCGCTGGTATGGTTGAATTGAATGGCGGCCGATTCGTGGCGACTTGGATTGACATCAACTCATACTCGCTCGCGGTTGACACCTCGGCTTTCACTGCCTATACATCTGGCGGTGAGCGTCACACTTTGCCTCAGACCGGTGAAACGGTGAAGGCTGGCTTTGAATTCGATGTTCCTTGCCGATTCAATACAGATACTCTCTCGACGGTTCTGGATAATTATGAGACTCAATCGGCCTCGGCGCCGATCATAGAGATCCGAGTATGAAGGATTCAATCTCGGCAGCGATGCTTGCTCATCTGGCGCTTGAAGTTACCACTCTGGCGACCTGCTGGAAGATCACTCGAGCAGATGCGACGATCATGTACTTCACTGATCACACCTCAGATATTACTTATAGTGGTCAGGTTTACTTGAGCGCCTCTGGATATTCGACCTCACCGATCAAATCAACTTCAAGCATGGCGGTTGATAATCTTGACATCTTCTGCCTGCTCGATGACGCTGCGATCACGGCAAGCGATCTCTCTGGTGGCATATATGATTTCGCTCTCGTTGAGATGTTCGCCGTCAATTATAACGATCTGACTATGGGCCATATAAACTTAAAGAAAGGGCATATCGGTCAAGTCTCTACGGCTGGTGACATCTTCACCGCTGAAATGCGAGGCATGAGTCAGGTTCTCCAACAGACTGTTGGCGAGATTTATTCTCGAAACTGCCGGGCAGATTTGGGCGATTCAAGATGCGCGGTCAATCTGGCCAGCTTCACGGTGACCGGAACTCTGACCGGCGCGACTGATCGAGCGAACTTCGCTGATTCATCTCGAACAGAGGCCGATGATTATTTCCGAGGTGGCAAGATCACATGGACTGGTGGCGCAAATAATGGCCTATCCATGGAAGTCAAGTCGTATACTCTCTCGACCGGCGCTATCGTTTTACAGCAGGATATGCCATTCGTGATTGCCATTGGTGATACTTATTCGATGTATGCCGGATGCGATAAGTCGGTGGCGATCTGCAGAACGACTTTCAGCAATGTAGTCAACTTTCGAGGCGAACCTCATGTTCCGGGTCAAGATGAACTCTTCAAAGTTGGCGGCCAATGATCGGCGAGAAGATCGTCGAAGCCGCTCGAGAATGTATCGGCACGCCATTCCGGCACCAAGGTCGAATGAAAGGAGTCGGTCTCGATTGCGTCGGCCTTGCGAGGTATCCAGCAGAGGCGCTTGGCATTAGCATAGGTGATTATGATGGATATTCGAGGCAGCCAGATCCTCAGGTGATGGCAGCAAAACTCGATGAGTTTCTTGTTAAGGTTGAACCAGAAGATATGCAGCTTGGCGATATTCTCTGGATGGCCTTTGCTAAGGAGCCGATGCATCTGGCAATTTATGCCGGCGATACTATTATTCATGCCGTCTGTCTCGGACCAGAGAAAGTCGTCGAACATGGCTTTCGTGCTCCTTGGCCGCAGCGAGTTGTAGCGATCTACCGGTACCGAGGTATTTGATATGGCATCTCTCGCTCTTGGCGTAGTCGGCGCAGTCGCAGGATCATTCGTTGGAATGCCGCAGCTTGGTTTCGCTATCGGTTCAGCCGTTGGCGGTTATGCCTTTGGTCCGAAGCAAGCACCAATCGAAGGTCCGCGGATCTCTGATCTCGGTGTCACCGCCTCGACTTATGGCCTGCCACTGAAAACCCTCTTTGGTACGGTTCGATTAAATGGTATGGTTCTCTGGTCGACCGGCCTGACCGAGCATCGCACGACTCAATCCTCTGGCGGCAAAGGTGGCGGAGGCGGCAAAGGTCAATCAGCGACTTCATATTCTTATACGGCGAGCTTCGCGGTTTCTCTTTGTGAA